GCCGGAATCGTTGTTGATACATATAGAGGTGTTCCGATTAAGATTGTGGATCAGCTTGTGAATACAGAATCGACTGTTAACTAATTAACTTTATGTTATTATTGAAGGATTTCTAAAAATGCTTATAGATGCCTCTATTAGTTTTGTTACGCCTGGTACGCCTATTTCTCTTGTAACTGGGGCAGGCGGGAGCGTTCGGTCGAATATTATTGACATTTTAGGCAATGGGGTTGGCCAGCCTCCCTCTAGTATTATTGGAAATACTTCTGTTTTTGGATCCGATATGGGTGTCGGGAAAAACAGGGTTGAGCTTGACACGGTTGTAGGGACGGCTTTTACGACGTCTGATTCTGCAACATTGAATGTTCAACTTCAGGGAGCGCCGGATACTGGGGCAGGCGGAGGGTATCAGCCTGGTACGTGGACGACTATTGTTGAGACGGGGGAGATTCCAGCATCTGAATTGACAGCTCAGAGTATATTGGGTCGATTCCCAATTCTCCCATATCCGTTGAGCCAATTGCCTCGGTATTTGAGTTTGAATTTTCAGGTTGCCTCTGGAACTTCTTTTACAGCTGGGACAATTGCATTTTCTGTACCAACAATGATTCGTGATGATTTGGCTAACTTGTTGGCAACAAATAATTATACCGTTGCAAATCTCAATCAGTAAGGTGATTAATGGCCCATGTTTTAGAAAAAAAACAGAATAGCTTAACTGATTCTGTTGAGTTTAAAGATGCCGTACAGTTTGCTGTGCAGGAAGCTTTAGCTAAATCTTTAGCTGAAATGAAAGCTGCACAGGCTCAATCTGAAGCTAGTTTATTAGCAAAGGCATTTGCTATGGAGATGGCGCGTATGGTTGGGCCGCTAAATGGGCAAATTTATGTGGATCCTGAGGTTTTGGAATCTAGAGAAATTGCTCGAAAAAAGATGGTAGCTTTGATTGAAGAGGTTAAAAAGGGCGGAGAAAAGCCGCGGTATCGTATTATTAATAAATGTTTTTTTGGGACGAAGGTTTTAGAACCCGGTGTTGTTAGCAAGGGATATAATGGATCAAATTCTGAACATAAATATAAAAGGAAGGAAATTTCTTGGGAGGAGGTTCCCAATAATGCTTTGTTTCCAGTAAATAAAATAGCAAGAGATATTTATGATGAGTGGAAAAAATCTATCAGCATGGAGATGGATCCTGTAGGAATTGAAGAGACGTGGATTACGGAAAATGGGATTACGATGTATGGCCGGAATCCAGAAACAATTGATAATCGGATTAAGCCGAAAGCTCATCCTGGATTAACAGAAGATGATGATGACGATGGAATCGATTCGGCTGTTTTTAGGAAGAAATTAGATGATTTTTCATCTTTAGATTCATTCCAAGGAATAGTTGATACAAATAGAAATAAGATGAATATTGAGTCATCTTTATATTAAGTTTTCTAAGGATTTTTAGATGGGTTTCCCCACATCGCTTGGTATTGGTGGATTTGGAACGCCTGCTCCCGGGGATCAGGCGACGGGGGTTATTTCCGGTAATTTTATTGCTGCTGGAGTTAGCGCTCCTTTTGCGTTTTATGGGGATGCGAATTTTACGATTTATTGTGAAGCAGTGGATTCATTATCTACGACGCATGGTAGTTTTACTGCTACTGTTTCTGGGGCTACTTCTTCTCAGATCCAAGCTGGGACGGCAATTAGGACGCCATTGTTTCAAAATGGAACAGTTTTTTCCTCTTTTACGTCTGGATCTGGCACGCTTTTTTTTCAGCCAATATCTGTTTTTGGTAAGGTAACACCCTTAAGCGATGTTGTGACCGGAAATTTTCCTACGGATGGGTTTTTCCCAGGGACAGATTTAACTGGGTCCGCGATCTCTGGGTTGGGGATCCCCCCAAGTACGACGATAACGAATATAATAACTCATTCGAATCAATTATTTGGAATAAATGCAAATAATCCGATTACAGCTTCTATTATGTTATCTAATGCGGCAACGGTTACGCCGGATCCTCCTCAATTAACTCAGTTAACGATTTTACCTAGTTCGAATATGATTCCGACTTCAACAGCTAATTCATTTTTTACAGGATCTAGTATTGCTTATAATGGATCTGTTCAACTTGAAAAAAGCTTTGATGGAGGGAAAACGTGGATTGTAGCAAATATTGGGCCAACAGGATCGGGCGCATTAGCTATATTCCAAAATGCGTCTTCAGTATCATTTTTTATGCGTGAGCCAGAAAGAATGGTTCAATATCGATGGAATTGTACATCGTTAACATTAACCGGAACAGAGTCTGTTCAATATAGGATTTCTCAGACAGGTTCTCTTAATACAAGTATGCCAATTTGAGGTTTGATATGAAAAAAAATGTCTTTCTTTCTTCTTTGATTAAGAACAATATTTTTGAATCCGGGACGCCTGGTGCAGGTATTCCGGGGTATTTTATCACATCACCTACGGGCCAAGAGCAAATTAATTTAGTTGGGAGTGGGCCTTATATTGAAACTGTTTATCTATCTCAGACAAGGGATGCATCTGGGTATCAGGTAATTCAAGAGCAGGTTACGAATACTGTAAATGTTCCAAATGGTGTTTCTGTAATCACCTTCTGGGGAGATGCCGACGGTACAGCAACAATTACGACGGCGCCAAATCCTTATGACGGCCAACGTCTTACTATTTTTTCTCAGGCAGGTATATCTGCGCTTACTTTAACAGCCAATACTGGGCAGACTATATACAATCCTGTAGTATCCTTAAGTGGTAATACAAGCGTTACATATATTTATAATTTATCTGCTACTACTTGGTACAGAATGCAATAATTTTTAATATGGAGATATTTTTATGAAAATTTTGTCGTTTTTAAAAACTGTAATTTTGCCTGCGACAGTATGGGGGATTGCAACGGGTGCCTCATTTGCTCAAGTAAGCGCACCTCAAGTTCCTTCAGCTCCTATTGTTAATAATATTAATCAAAATGACGCTGTCTGGATCGCTGTTCATGGAGCGGCTCAAGTCGGGAGTAAATTTGCTTATCCAGCTCAAATTTCAGGGGCACCTGGATATTCAAAGGTTGTTCCTTCTACTGGATTCTCTTTGACTTTTTCTCAGGCTCAAACTGATATGATTTTGATGCCATCTGGAACATTGGCAACGGGTACGTTAACGACAGAAGCAAATCCGTCGGACGGGCAAAGGGAATGTGTTTTGAGTACTCAGACTCAAACTGCGTTAACTTGGTTAGCCAATACAGGGCAGTTTATTTCTGGGGCGCCGACTGCATTAGTTGCGGGGGTTCCTGCCTGTATAACATATAGTGCATCTAATTTAACTTGGAATCTTTCTCCTTGATAAAGGGTTGATTTATGCCTGCAGTTAGTGAAGCTCAAAGACGTCTTATGTTTGCGGCTGCCACAAAAAAAGGTGGAGTTGGTGGCGTTCCTCAAAAGGTTGCTAAAGAATTTACGCAAGCTGACCGAGGTGACAAATTGCCTGAAAAAAAGTCTTCTATACCGTCTAAATCGCCTTCTAAAAAGAGGTAACATATATGTCTAAAACAGGGCACAAAAAAGGATGGGTTGCAAAAAGCAAATTCCATCCTGGTGGGGAGAAGGGGAAGCTTCATAGAGAATTAGGCATATCTGAGGATAAGAAAATTCCAGAGGATAGGCTTCAATCGGCCACTCATTCTCGTAATCCGGAAATTAGGCGTGATGCGATTCATGCTCAAACCATGAAAAAATGGCATCATGGGAAAAAGCATGCTGCAAAGATATTATATGGTCATTAGGGGTAAAAGATATGGTTGAGAAAAAAGATGAGAAGCCCAGGAGTCGTGCATCTATTATGTATGATAAAGAGGAGCCTAAGAAGGCTTCTTCAGGGGAAGAGAAATCAAAAAAGAAGAATGTGAAAGATGACGCGGAAAGTTCGCGAGTCGTTTCTTCTCTTCAACAATTGCATGAAAAGCATCGGAAAGAACGTGAGGATTTACATAAATCTCATGAGAATGAGCGACGAGATATGCATGGGGAGCATAGAGAAGAGCATCGTAAAATGCATGATCGTCATGAGAATGATATGAAAGATATGATTTCTCGGCATGTTAAAGAGGGAAAATAAAATATGGATAATCAGCATAAACAAGAAGAGCATCGGAAAATGCATGCGCGTCATGAGAATGAAAAGCGAGATTTGCATTCTCGGCATGGGAATGAGCATCGAAATATGCATGCGCGTCATGAGAATGAAAAGCGTGATATGAATTCTAGACATGAAAATGAGATAGCTTCGGCTATGCCGATAGCGGCCGGACCTGAGAACCCTCCTATCCCCTCCCCAGGTCCGGCTCAGCCTTTAACGCCTGCTCCAGGAGGTCAGTAATATGTATAAAATACATATGATGAAATCTATGGAATTGGATGATGAGGAAAAGCTTGATGCTCATATGCCAATTCCAATGAGTGATAAGCCTGAATATCCATATGGGTTGAAGATTTGTTTAACGAATGCTGAATTTAAGAAGTTAGATTTAGACTCTAATTGTGCAGAAGTGGGAGGAATTCTTCATTTGCATGCATTAGCTAGAATTACAAGTGTAACACATAATGATGGGCCTAATGGGTATGATTGTCGCGTTGAAGCTCAAATAGAAGATCTTGCGATTGAGAGCGAAGATCAGGAGAATGCAGAAGAAGAGAATGGGGAAAGTGATGACGGATATTGATAAACGAACCCATATTGAAGTGAGACATGGAATAAAAGGAGAAAATAAGATGACGGCGGTTACACTTGAGCAGATTCAAGATATTATTTATGCTATTGAAATTAAATTAGAAAATCATATTAAAAATGTTGAAACTCTTATTGTTAACCATTTAAATGGTTCTAATTCAGTAGATCGTGCGGCTGTGCCAAATCCATCTCCTTGTGCGGAAGGTCAATCAGTAGCTGATTCGGAAGATCATCCGGGATCTTGATGGAGGCGAAATGCTTTTATTTGCCAGATATTTAGCTTGTGTTCTTGTTATTAGTTTTCCCTCAATATCATGGGGGCAAGCTATGGGAGGAGGCTCTTTGCTGCAAGGAGGGGCCTGGACACAAGGACATACTCCTATGTATGTTGGGCAAGGATCTTCGCAGGCTATAGTTCAGGATAGTGGGCCTGCGAGCGGTGGTGGGAATGGGGTTGGATTATCTGAAGAGCTTCTTATAGCTCGTGGAATGGGGACACCCCCGTTTGTTGGACAAGGGAGTGGCCCGAGTGGAACGAATTGGTGCGATTATGATGCGCCTACCAATAATCCAACAGGATATCATTTTATTTGTATTAGCCCTAATGTTAATGGCAGCGCATTAATAACGACAGGTGCAGGGGGGTCGGCTTCTGCTCAGCCTCTTACATTTAGTATCAATGGAATTAATACAACATATTCAGGATCTATGCCTACTTTGATAAGCGTAGGTGCCTCTTTTACAGGGGGGCTGATCTCTGTTTCAGGATCCCCAATTACAACATCTGGTACGCTTGGATTTTCGGTTGCAGGAACAAGTGGGGGGATCCCATATTTTAATTCAGCAAATACGTGGACGTCTACTCCTGTTTTAACTCTTAATAGGCCTATCTTGGGGGGTGGTTCAGGCAATCCGCCATTCCCTGGATCGAAATCTGGAAGCACGAATACTTTAGCAACAACAAGCGGATCGTTTGTTAATGGGGATTGCTTATCTGCAGATGGGTTGGGCAATGTTGTTGATGCGGGGGGGCCGTGTACAACAGGTGGTGGTGGAGGTACAGTTACATCATCAACAACGAATAATATGACATATTATGCAGCAAATGGGACAACTGTTTCAGGTCTTGCTACAGCTAATAATGGTGTTCTTGTTACATCATCAGGAGGAGTCCCAAGCATATCGTCTACTCTTCCTTCGGCTGTTCAGGGGAACATTACAACTCTAGGAACGATTACATCGGGGACATGGAACGCAGCATTAATTCCGGTTGTATATGGGGGCACAGGTCTTGCAAGCGGGACGAGTGGCGGTATTCTCGGATTTACGGGATCTACAACGATTTCATCTTCTTCTGCGTTAACGGCAGGGTTGCCTATTATTGGAGGCGGCCCTGGGGTTCTGCCATCAAGTGCATTAAAATCAGGCAATACGACTAATTTTGTAACAACTACAGGGACGCTAACGTCAGGAGATTGCTCTTCATGGGATTCTTCAGGAAATTCTATTGATGCAGGATTTGTTTGTTCTCCTAATACTGTATATTCTGGAACAGATGGAGGAACGGCAAATGCGAAAGTTATAACGGCTCCTAATTTTTCATTATCTTCAAATAATACTGTTGTATTTAAAGCGACATCGACAAATACATCTACAGCGACAGCTAATGTGAATGGAACGGGTGTAGAAAATATTGAAGTTGCCACACCTTCTGGGCCAGTTGCGCTGTCTCCTGGTCAAATTGTGGCGAATAATGAAGTTTTATTAACATATGATGGGACAGAATATCAGCTTATTAATCCCGCTAGTTCATTATCTCCTACTGGTTTTTGTCAGAATCAGGGATTGATTATAAAAAATGATAGTACGACACCTAATACTAAGATTGATATAAATTCATCATTTTCTCAGATAGTGACAAGTTTAAATGTTGGAATTGATAGATCAGGTATATCTCTTGTTCTTAATGCTTTGACAAATGGGGCTAATGGATTAGATACGGGATCTCTTGCCGCCAGTACTTGGTATTATGTATGGCTTATTGATAATGGGTCTACAACAGCGAGTTTATTAAGTTTATCAAGCACATCTCCAACTCTTCCTTCTGGATATATTTATAGTTGCAGGGTTGGAGCTGTTTTGACATCTTCATCTACTCAATTCTTTAGAACTTTACAAAAGGGGAATAGAGTTCAATATGTAACTACTTCTGGATCAAATACTCCATCATATCCTAAAATATTAAGTTCTATATTCACTTATATTCCGCCTACATCGACTACTTTGCGAGCTATTGCTCAAGTTTTTGGGAGTGGGGGAATTATTTCTACTGAAACTATAGGAGCTAATGCTGTTGAGCCTATTATTAGAGCTACTGCTTATGTGGCAGGGGGGGATGGTATTGAATCAGTATCTTCTTATGGTGAAATCTTATTAGAAAGTTCTAGCATTTCTGTTAATGGATTCGGATCTGCATTTGTTGTAGGATGGGTGGATAATGTATCTGCTTTCTAATTTTTTCTATAAAAGAAATTATTATTATGACCTTAACTTCAACAGATGTGGCCAATCAAGCAATTCAATTAATGGGTGATAATCAGCCTCCTGTTACAGGGCTTTATCCAAATTTTAATAACTCAACAGCTGGAATTGCATTAAATTTTTTATATGGGACGGTTGTTGCGACAATTGCTCGTGAATTTAGTTGGGATTTTGCGAGGTCAGAAGTATCTTTAGTTTTAAGTGGCAATGTTGCCCCTTCTCCCTGGTTATATGAATATCTTTATCCATCAGATGCTGCTCAGATTTGGCAATTGATGCCTCCTACATTGGCTGATCCGAATAATCCTATTCCTATCCGATGGAGTGTTGCGAATACGATTGTAAGCGGCGTTCAGACTAAAATTATATGGACAAATTTAACAAATGCGGTGGGTGTTATTAATAACAATCCAAAAGAAAGTGTATGGGATTCTATTTTCACACAAGCTGTTATTAGATTGTTAGCGAGTGAATTGGCGACGGCTTTAGCGGGTCGGCCTGATACGGCTCAAATGTTAATAGAAGTTGGAAGTTCATTCGAATCTCTTGGTGAAACGAGGGATAGTTAATGACATTTATTATTACGTCGCCAGAAGACATCATTAATCTTACTCTTTCTAGAATAGGATATAAGGGGAGAATAGGGAGCATTTGGGATGGTCTTTTTGCATCTAAGAAATTTTTAGATATATACTCTCAAACAAGAGATGAGTTATTGAGATCGGGTGATTGGGGATTTGCAGAACGAAATGTTAATATGAATCTTTTAAAATCCGCCCCGGCATATGGATATATTCCTCCTGTTACATGGAATAATACATATCCTCCTCCGCCTTGGTTTTTCGATTATGAATATCCTTCTGATTGTTTGAAAGTAAGGTCTATAAAATTTTCTCCTATTTTTATTATAAATTATGATCCTCAATATAATAATTTTGCGATAGAAAATGATCAAGCCTATTCTCCTCCAAAAAAAGTTATACTATCTAATGTCCCAAATGCTATTTTAGTTTATACAGCACAAGTTACTGATCCTACTTCTTGGGAAGCTGATTTTATAGAAGCTTTTTCTTCTGCCTTAGGGCGTCGAATAGCGCCTGTTTTGATGGGATTGGAAAGTGCTAAAATGGAAGTAGCAGACGAAACTGCATCTAAAACTCAAGCAGAAAATGAAAGGGGTTAATAATGACGACTCCTGCAACAATTGCAAATCAAGCTTTGGATGCCATTGGAATCGGGGCAGATATAGAAATAGGTGATTTAGAAGAAGGAACCCGTGAGGCAAAAGTTTGTTTACGTGCTTACGGCCAATGCCTTAGGCAATTGCTCCGTGGTGCGAATTGGGACTTTGCACGGAAAACAGCTCCACTCGTTTTATTAGCTGATGCCAGCGGACAGACGCAAAATGTTGGTAATATGGTTCCTATCCCATGGGTATACGAATATGCATATCCTATTGATTGCATGAAAATGAGGTTTATCCCATTTAATGGATATTTGAATCCGCCCATTCCTGGAAATAACATTCAAATACCTCCACCGACAACGGCTCCGGGGGCTAATCTTCCGTCTTTAATCGGAACGCGGCTTGTTCCTGCGCCTTTCTTAGTTGCAACAGATTATAATTATCCGCCAGACCCATCTCTTCAATATCAAGAAGTACAAGGACAAGGCCAACAAGGCCGAACGGTTATTTTGACAAATATGCAAAATGCACAGGCTATTTATACTGCTTTTATAAGTGAGCCCAGTTTATGGGATGCCTTATTTAGAGGGGCCTTTGTTGCATATTTAGCTAGTGAAGTTGCGCTATCTCTTTCAAAAGATATAAAAATAGGCATGGCTATCCGAGGCGAGCAGATTAAAATTGTAAAAGCAAAACTTGATGCAGCGCGTATTGCTGATGGAAACGAAGGAACATCTTCTACTGATCATCTACCAGATTTTATGCGTGTGCGATCATGGGGTACGGCATATGGGGGCGGCGCTGTTGGACCGGGAGGAATAGGGTTTTGGGGAGGATATGGCGATGGGTGGGGCGGTGGATGGGATGTTGTAGGTTTTTCTGATGGGAGTGTCTATTGAGCACTCCTATTATTCTTACTAATTTTACTGCTGGCGAGATCGCTCCTGCTTTATTTGGTAGGGTTGATCAAGCGCGATATCGAAATGGGGCATCGACAGCACGTAATACTTATGTTGGGTATCAGGGGGGCTTATATTCTAGGGCAGGAACGGCCTTTGTCGGGTTTTCAAAACAAACTGGGAGAACTTATCCGTTTCGGCCTATTCCATTTCAATTTAATGTTGAACAAGGATTGGTTCTTGAATTCGGGAATTTTTATATGAGAGTCGTTTCAAACGGCGCTTATGTTACTGAAAATGTTATCCCTATTTCAAATATTACGCAATCAAGTCCTGCGGTTATAACGGCGAGTGCAATAGGTGGCAAATTTGCATCTCCAGACAACACATTCACTTATAGTTCTTATAATGGTGGAGATACGATTACATTAGCTGGTGGGATATATACAACTCAGGCGGTTTTATCTGTTCTTACAACAACATTATTAGGACTTCAGCTTAATAATTCTGGAACATCTGGTGTTTATGCCCCTGCTGATACCATTAATTTAAGTGGAGGAAGTCAACTCTCTCCTGCTATTATAACTGTTTCAACGACGCAAGTTGTTTCTGCTACTGTTACTTCAGGCGGATCTGGAGGGACGAATGGCCCGGCTGTTGTGACTGGAACGACAGGAACAGGCACGTTATTCCAGGCAAATGTGACGATTGCAAGCGGGGCGATTGCGTCTGTTGATTCAATATCTGTTGCAGGGGATTATACTGTAAATCCGACAACTCCGGCAGCGGAACCTGTGACGGGAGGAGGATTATTAGGTGCAACTTTAAATTTACAAATTGGTGTACTCTCATTTTCAATTACATCAAGGGGAAACTTTTCATCTAATCCTTCAGGAAATGCTTTTACACAAGACTCAACATCTGGATCTGGAATCGGGGCGACATTTCAATATGGGTTGTTTGGGCCATTATCTGTAAATTTTATAAATCCTGGAATTTATACTGTTTTCCCATCAAATCCTGTGCATCAGGCTTCGACATCCGGATCTGGCCTTGGGGCTCAATTTATAGTGTCTGCTGTTTCCGTGGCCCCATTTAATAATGGAGATTGGGTATTTTTGAGCGGTATTGGAGGGATGACGCAATTAAATGGTCAAACTGTTGTTGTAGGAAATTCAACTCCTACATCTTTTTCTATTTTTGATGTTTATGGAAATCCAATAAATTCTATATCATATTCTCCATATACGTCCGGTGGGGATGCAGCAAGAATTTATACAACTCCGGCTCCTTATGCAGAAGAGGATTTAGCCTATTTAAAATTTACACAATCTGCCAATGTCATGTCTTTATGTTGTGTAAATCAAAAATCTAAAGTTGAATATCCGCCTTATGATTTGACTAGAAACTCTGATACAGATTGGGTTTTTACAGAAGTTTTAATGGAGCCTACTATAACTCCTCCTACTTCTATATCAGGAACAGCCAGCCCTGCTCCGATGGGAGCTACATCAAATACATTTTATCAATATTGCGTAACGGCTATAAATGCGAACGATGGTACAGAAAGTGTTGCATCTCCTATTGTGAGTATTCCGAATGCAGTTGATATAGCGGCTACGACTGGATCTATAAAGCTTACATGGTCGGCTGTTTCAGGTGTAGGTGAATATTATGTTTATAAGGCAACGCCAGGATATACATATCAACCTCCTGTGGGGGCGTTATTCGGATTTGTTGGAGCGGCCTATGGGACTCAGTTTATTGATTCTAATACAGTCGCGGATTTTACTCAGGTTCCTCCTGAGCATTTAGATCCATTTGCTAGAGGTCAAATACTTGCTGTAAATGTAATTTCTCAAGGCTCGGGTTATACTTCTGCTTCAGCTTCAATCATTTCAGCAACGGGGTCTGAGGCTGTTCTAATACCCGTTATAGTTAATGGCGCTATTGTTGCCTTTTTGGTAGAAAATAATGGTCGAAATTATTTACCAGTAGATAGGATTGTCATTACAGGGAATGGAACTGGGGCGACAGCATCATTAAAGGTTGGGCCTCAAACAGGAACCTACCCCGCTGTCGTTTCATATTTTCAACAACGTCGTGTTTACGCAAATACATTAAATAATCCAGATACATATTTCATGTCACAACCTGGATCATTTACAAATTTTGATCGTAGGATCCCGACAATTTCGACTGATTCAATTATAGGGTCTCCATGGTCTGTTCAGGTTAATGGAATCCAATGGCTTGTAAATATGCCTGGTGGGCTAATAGCC